CTAAATTCAGCAGGCCCAGTTACACCAATAGTTTTTAACCAACCTAGTACGCTCATGATACTTCCTTTCCGGCTCTTAGACTGTTGCCGTTACAGTTTAAACCTTATTGTTTTTGTTCCCAAGGTTTGACAGGAATTGGAGCCGCTGCTGGAGTTTCTTCAACTGGTTCTTCCGTTGTAACGGTCGTTTCGACAGTACTAACGGTTTCTTCTGCTTTTTCGGGTTCTTCAGTATAGAGTTCATTTTCACCCTCTACAAAGTCCGATTTATTAATTATTACTGGACCGTTGACGGTTTTAATAACCACAGTTTCGCAAGTTTCGATGCCCATTATCTTTGCCCTTTCTTGATCACTTTATTTGCTTTAGCGTCAATTGCTTTTTGTTGAGCAAGACTTAGCTTGCCTTCGTTATGCATTTGCGCTGCTCTAGCCTTGGCCAGAATCGCATGTTCGCGGTCCGGAATAGGATAACTTCTACCCGGACCAGCAAATTTAGAATCTGGCAAAGCTTTCCGGTCTTTTGTGGTCAGCTTTGCCATAATTTAATTAGTTCATCGCGTTAACTTCAAGCCACTGGAATAAGATATCCGAAGCAGCAGTGGTTGCGTTTCCTGTAACAGCGATCAAGATTGCACCAGATTCAACAGCAGTTGCCGCCGCAGGAGCAGATACACCGTTATGGACTGCACCAGAAATTGCACCGTTAGATGTGGCCAATTGGGTGTTAGATCCGGTTGCACCGTATTTGAATACGTTACCAGAAACCATCCAACCGCCACCATTAGTTGTCACTGTACCTGTATCTGCCAGTAAAGTGCCGCCAGCGCCAACAGTAGAACCGACAACAGCGGTTGCAGGATTAAAGAATAATTTGATTCGTTTATTATTACCTGTCGCGCCAAACGAACCCATTGCGGTAATAGTTAAACCGCGACCGTTTACGTCAAATGAGTTAGCTGGTAAAGAATAAACAGCGATAACGTTATCAGCACCAGTTGCACCCGGTTGAACACCAGCAGCGCTAATCTGACGATTAATGTTACCTTCTTCACCCATCAATGCTGTACCACTACCGAACTGAGTAACAATACCAGCGGGTTCAGCAGAACCAACAACAGCACCACTGAAGAACCAGTTTGCGGCACCAGTAGCGGCAGATAAGCATGTCCATGCGCGATTATTACTGGTATTAAACCATTCAGAACCTGGGCCATACCCTTGGGTATTGTCATTAGTTACTGTTGGATCGGTAGTAGCTGCCAAGTTATCTGTGAAGATATTATATGGAACCCAATTGCCGGCAGTGTTGCACATATAATCTACTGTGCTGAATGCGGCTTGAGAATAGCCAGTACCAGCAGAGTTCTTACCAATAGTATCAGTACCAATACCATAGACTTGAGTAGCAGCCACACCATTATTGATCACGCGGAACATGACGCCTGGAGTTGCAGCGATTGGTGCCATAACACTATCACCAGCAGTGGCACAAGTACCAATAACTGTGCAGTCTTCAGCAAGTTTTGTTGCATTTGTTTTACCACCACCAGCAAAAGCGGTGATCGGTGGAAGGACGTTAGGAAACATGATTTTACTCCAATATAAGAAAGGCCGCCGAAGCGGCCGTGAACCAGATTAACCTAACAGCAATGCGCAGTGGTTAGACTTGATGCCTTTTGTTCCCCAGCAAGCGCTGACTTCGTATTGCATCTGGCGATACTGAGCATACATCGCAACTTCAAACGAGATACCAGAACGAGGATCAGTAACAGTCATACGATCAATTGCTAAGTCACCACCATCTGGTAATGCTGGAGCTCGAGTAGCAAGAATTAAGGACGAGCTCGAGAAAGCAATATTAGAAGTAAAGTTATTACCAATGGTCATCGCTGTAGCAGAGGTAGGAATTGCAACACGCAATCCTGGAGCAGTCAAGGTAATAGTACCTGGAGCGGTATTACCAGTTTCCACGACATATTTATTAGTGTCGCCTGCAAAAGTAACCACATCGCCAGCCAGAATAGTGCCAGAGCCAGAAATCAGAGTAATTACTGTAGTGCCGACAGCATAACCAGTGGTATCGGTAGTATAGCCAGTACCAGTACCCTTAGTGACAGTTTTTACACCAGCAGACTCGTGAATCGAGAAACCATGCAGGTCTAACAGAGCACCGTCACGCAGAGTCATGGTTGTACCGGCTTCATTTGCTTTCGTTAATTGCGTCAGTGTACGCAGATTAGCGCCAGCAGTGGTGTCAATCACCATGCAGCGGTCGCCCATTGGAGCACCATTATCGTCCAGAATCTTACGGACGTTAGCAGGATCACCTAAAGCCGATGCAAAAGGAGTAGAACCAGCAGTACCCCAAGCACGCGAAGCTTCAACACGAGCAGCGTTCACTAAGTCAACTTCCATTTCATTAACCAGTGTACGAATTGCTTGAGTCATCTGCGCGTTTCTAATAGCGGCAGCACCAGCACCATTCGCATTCAGGCCGCGTTCTTCTTCACCGTTCCAGCGGAAAGGAACTCGGCGCGACTTAGTGATAGTCAGCGAAGTATTAGCGATATTTTGATCGCCATCATTAGGAGGGGTTACACCTGGAGTAATATCAGTTGCAACGGCCGATGGAGTTTTGAAGGTGTAAACTGTTTGTCCAACAGCAGCACGCTCAGTTGTTGCATCCAGCGTAGCGCAAGGAATGCAGCCCACTAATTCGCGGGAAACAATATCCAGCGAAGCATACAATGGACCAATTAAACTGGTAAGGGTATTAGCCATGATAATTCCTATTAATCAATGATTTTAGTTCCAGCACCCGCCACTTTAGCTTTTTCATGAGGAGCCAAGCGGTCGAATACTTCACGTTTCATGGTTTTGCCTTGACCACCTTGTCCAGAACCAGCGTTATTTGCGCCGCCGCCAGAACTAGTAGCCAAGAACCAATGGGGTTTCAGTTCTTTTTGAAGATCAATCCATTCAGCTGGGCTAAATGGGTTCTTGCCATCTTTACCAAGTTCTGGAACGCCATCAGCATCCAGTTTTACGGCTTTGCCTTTATCGTCCAAGGTAAATACTTTGTGTGCATGTAAGAGCGCGTCCTCAACGGCCCCAGGATGCATACCTACTGCAACTGCTCGAATCTGATTATCTAAAACTGCGTCACGATAAGCATTTGCTCTTTGAGCAGCCGCTTCTGTGTTTGCCTTTTCTGCTTGAATTTGTGCTTCGAAATCTGCACGCATACGTTCTGTATACTTGTAGATTACTTCGTTCTTTTTACCTTCAGAGAATAATTTAATATCCTCATCATTATCAAGTCTTGCCTGAAGTTCTTTAAACTTAGCAGGGTCTAGACCTTCAAACTGTTTTGCAATTTCTTGGGAACTTTTCAGTTTACCAAGTAATTCTTCATTCTTACTTTTTAAGCCAGCCGTTGCTTTCGCAATTTCTGCTTCAAGTTTGGCTTTGAATTCGGCTTCAATTTTTGCAGGATCTGATGCACTACCTTGACCGCCACCATCGCCAGCACCACCTTGTCCGCCGCCGTCGCCTTCACTAGCACGTAAAAAGTAAGATTGTGGTTTGATAAAGTTTAAAGACATATTCATTACTAGGCTCCCTTTAGGAATTAACAGCTTGGCTGTAGATAAAAGATCAGACTTTGTCTAACCTTGAATTTACAAAGATTATATTGCTTCCAAAAATAAAATGCAACTACTATTTTAAATTTTTCTTTTTATCTTCTTCTTTAATCATATCCCAACCAAGTTCCCGTCTTATATCTTCAGGTGTTTTAGGAGGTGTGTGCTCTTGAATACGCTTTTTCTGCCATTCTCGCACTTGTTCCTTGGTTGGTTTCATGATAACCACACTATAGTCTGTTTACAGCATCTCTGATTGCTGGCAACATGTGATCATAGCGTGAAACTCCGCTACCGTCACAAGTGTCTGCCCCTAATACATGAAACTTAACAAAGCGTTCCGGGCCATTTACTCTTCCGATATGGACATGCAACCCTTTTGATTTTGCGTCCAACACTGCGTCCATTGCTTCGTCGCTATTCTTAAATAAATCTGTGCCACCAATAAATAATGCATCTGTACCGTCTGGATATCCATCATAACCTTCTTGTGCAACAAAAGCTTTGCTCCAGCCGTCTGCTAAGTAGTTATGTTCATCCCATAGTGCAAGTGTTTCTTTATGACTGCCAACTTTATCTGGCACACACACAAATAAACAAGATTCTTTATTCAAATATTCTCGTTTTAACAAACCTTTAAAGTTAGATTCTCTAAAACTAGTAAAGCATCCATTGTCTATTGCAAATATCTTCTCACCTAAGCTATATCTTGTTAAAGGAGTAAGCAGTTGACCTGCTACTCCTTCCAACCATTGTTCTTTTCTAAATTTAACCCTGTCTCTGTGACCGTCTATTAAGAACTTCATGGTTTATGCTGCAACTGCGTCTGAGTAGGATTATTCGGCGACGGGCTACCCGGCGTAGTGCCCGCCATTGGTAGCGGTGGAGGATTCGCTTTAATCATTGCCTGTTCCTCGTCGGCTGTGCGATCGATATCTACAACTTCGCCTAATTGCAAGTTAGTAAACATTGTATCGTAACTAATTGCCGAATTCTGCCATGCTGCTACAATTGCTGTAAGCTTCAGAGAATCAATAGGCGCAGGGAAGAAATCACGATTCAATACAACCTTTACATCTTCTGCATTTGCATTTGCAAATTGGCAGAAGAACCGCAGGCTAATTGACAGCCCAATCGAAACAGCCTGTGCAATACTAGCTAACATAGATTGTTCGCCAGTTCTATGAATAGTTGCGGTATCGGCAGCTTCAACGGCTTTAGTTTGGGCTTCTAACATCCTAGCTCCCAAGACAGCCATATAGTTCTCTTTTTTGGTCAAGTTGTCGCTTAATGCCTTTAAACCTGTACCAGTGAATTCTAAATATGACGCTTTGGCTTGCGGGTTAGGAAATACCCATGCGGACGTGCTACCAATTGATAGTTTAGAATCATTATTTTCAGGCATATAACCTGAAATTACTGGCGTTGGAAGACCTGTGAAATGGCAACCATGTTCATAATCAGCTGTAGTTTTATAGTGCGATAAATTCATATCTACTAAGTCCATTAACGGCGGATTATCCATTTCTGAACTTACATCATCTACACTAATAAATTGGAATGGTATTTCTTTTAAATATGAACCATTTACAATAGGATACCATGTACCTGTTAAAATATCATCACCTTTAATATCTTTTTCAAAAGTTCTTACACGATAGATTAAGCCATTTGTATCTTCGTTAAAAAGATCTAAAACGCGCCATTGCGGTACATAATTATCTTCAAACTCATCTTTTGGTACTTTTTTAGTTTCACTAAGCACTACCATTGACAAGATATTTGCATTTCCAATATTGGTTGTCTTCCAATTAATGATTTCTTCGGCTTTGTAAATCTTTAAAGCTGGTCGGAAATTTTGCGTCTTAGCATCGGCCAATGTGGTTAAACCAATAGCCACTTCTGGATAATCTGTATAAATACCAACACGCCCAACAGTTAGACTTTCTTCAACTATATCCAACGCAAACATATGAAACGGTGTACCACTCATATCAATATTTTGCAACATTGGTTCAATAGATGGTGGAACAGATATAATTGGAGGTTTTCTAAAGATCATGCCTCGCAAACCGTCAATAGTTCTCCATGTAGCATTATAAAAAGGAGTTCTATTAAGATAAGCTTGATAGTCTGGGTCATTTTGTTCTGTTAAACGCGGTAAATAACGGCCTTCTTGTTTATGAATAGCTTCTTGACCTGCAGAAGCATCTCTACAAGCTTGCCATTTATCAACCATTGGCGTATAATCAGGATGTTGTGTATCGACAGGCATTTAGACCCCCACAATTTTAACTCTATGAACAGCAGGATTTTCTGCTAAAACTCTATAACGAACATCGTCGGCGATGTGATCTTCCACCTCGGAATTCACATCATCTGGATCTCGTTCATCTCTCGGTATATTTGGCACAGTTCTAATAAAATCTCTGCATGTATTGAAAACGTAAAGCCCCGGTTTCTCATTCCCGTCTACAACTGCGTGTAATCTATCTCTAATTAATTCCCAGCCATTTTTACGGCTGCCGGGTCTTTTATCTGCCGGGGTCCAAAATACACCTTCAGACT